AAAACCATTAATCGCCTCTAGTAGCTCTATTGGATAGAGTAAATGAACCCGATGCACTTGAGTCAAGTAATCCCATGCGTAATGAGTCAGTTAAATCTCTATTAGAAATAACATTACCTTGGACGTTAACAGTAACTTTAGTTTCTCGTTCTCCAGCGCGATAACTTTGCCAATCAGGCATTTGTGTATTTAATGTAACTTGATTCTTTTTCGCCGCATATTCTAAAGCTTTTGCTGCTCCGCCAATGTCGCCGCCTAATGGTATGCCAGCAAAAGGAACTGGAACAATTGGTGAGCCTCCGCCACCACCGCCAGCACCTCCGCCACCGCCTGTATTAACGGTGTTGACTTGAACAGTTAGAACAGGGGCTTTAAGTTTATTTAATGCGTCTTGTATTAAGGAAATATCGGTTATGGCTTTGTTAATATAATTAGGATAATCTTGTAAAGGATTTAGGGCAGGTGGTAAGTTTTGAATTGCTCTTGCTAAGCCTGTTGTTTGTAATTGTGATAACGCTAATTGATTGCTTAAACGGTCTGCCTCAGCTGCGTTTTCTGTAAGTAAAGCAAGTTGTAAAGATAGTCTAAGTTTCTCGTCCTCGGTTAATTGATTCTGCAAGGCTGCCATGATTTGTATTTGTTCCATGTCAAGCAAGCCGCTTGCCTTTTTAAGTTTAGCCTGATCTTTAATAGCCTTGGTTTGTGCGTTAGTTGCTTTTAATTGGGCAAGTGCGGCAGCCTTGGCTTCCTTGGCAGCTCTAGCAGCTGCACCCTCGGCGAATTTAGCCGCACCGCCTTGATCGCCTCCAGCCATTGAACCGCCAGCGGCAAACATGCTTTGTAGGTTTCCAGTTGCTTTAGTAGCAGATTCACTAATTGCGTCAACGCCTTTAATCATTAAGCCAATAGCGGCAAACATGCCAGCAGTTAGAGCAGCTGCACCCAATGGGCTAAACAGGAAGTTTCTAGCAATTGCTGAAGCTAGTAAAGCGTTTCTAAGAACTTTAACAGTTTTAACAATTGTGCCTAATGCTGTTATGAAAGCGGCTATCTTATTGATTGTAAACGCAGCAAGTAAGACAGCTGCAAAAGACTTAACCAAAACAATGTTATCTCTTATTAACTGCCCAATTCTAATTAAGGCTTGGGAAGTAGATTCACCAAAATTAATAATCTTTGTTTGTAATTGGTCTATATCTGTTGCGCCACTAATACGCATCATTGCTTCAACAAGACCTGCGCCAATACTGATTCTAGCCATGTCGGCTGCAACCTTTAACTTAGCTAGTTTGCCAGAAAAAGTATCGGCTGCTCTTGATGCTGCGCCTTTTGTAATGTTAGTTATCTCTTTTAGGATTAAAGCAAAATCACCTGAAGCAAGAGTTGTTTTGCTTAAACCTAATTCTAATCCGTTTAAGCCTTTTGTGTTTCCTAGATAAGCCTTGCTTAAAGCGTCTGCGGCTTGGACTACGCTAATGTTTTGACGAGCAGCAATATCTAATGCAATGTTGGTAAGGTTTTGTGAGGCTGCAAGACTTCGGGTTGTGGTTAGTAATTGCTGGTATGCAGGAATTAACTGCTGATCTGCAACTCCATATTGTAATTTTAAACTGTTTAAAAATGCTAGTGAGTCTGAGGTTGCAAACTCAAAACCTATGTTGCGTAGCGAGTTTGAAAAGAGTGCTAATTGCTTTTCTTGAGCAGCAAACGCACTAACCGCTGACTTAGCAAAAGCGGTAACACCGACACCAATGAGAGCTTGTTTAACGTTTCTAGCCAGTTTATCGGCAGCGTTCTCAGCTTGAGTAAATGCTTTCTTGCCTGTAAATTGCGCGGCAATATCAATTACTATACTCATTGTGACGCCTTCCTAAAATATTGTTTCTTTTTAAATTGTTCGTTAGCGTTGTAAATAGCAGTTAAAGCGGCTGCGTTAGCTTTGCCACCGTCCTCAGCCCAAGCCCGAAAGATCAACCGACCTTTCATGTAACGACCGCGCTTTGTAGAACTCTCTATGTTGCCTTGCTTTAACTCACCCATTGCCTGAATAAAATCTGAACCCGCTTGAGGGTTGTTTGAACGACTAATATCTTTTTGACGTGGGTCGCCTAAACGACCAACCCAAGGCTGACCTGAAGGATTTTTTCTACCAGCTGTTTCATAAATAGCACCCGCAGCAGATTTGTTAATTATGTAATAAACAGCTTTAAATCCGCGTCTATTAGTTTTGCGTGGGGTTGAACTATATTGAATTTTTGAAACAACAGTTGCGGCGTTGAATAAAGGAAATTTTCTCAATCTATTATCTTGAGCATCAAAGTAAAATTCAGATCGTCGCCTGTAATTCCAGTTGCTTAAAGGTGAACTGCTGGGAACATAATCTTGGGCTTTCTTAACTATGCCACCAAGAGCAACAGCCATTTGATCGTCTAGTTGCACAGCTAGGGCAGGGGCGTAATCTTTAAGAGCTTTTTGAAGCTCAATTAAACCTTTTATTTCTGCTGGCATTTTCCCTAGCCTTTGCGTCGTCTTTGAGAACCGCTAAAGTTGCCTTTAACAAATCCCTGTCCATATCAATAAACGTTTGGTGCGGAAGTCCTGTTGTTATTGCTAACCTAGCAACGAGGTAGTGAAAGGAATCCCGCGTTATCCATTTGGGGAGTCAGCGTCAAGAATTTCTACTTTAACAAGCTGCTCCAAATACTTATCACCAAAAGGCACAACAGTTACGCCATTGCGCCTTTCAGCTTCCCAAGCCAACCAATAGACCGCGCTTTGTTTTTCTTCATCTCTAAAATATTTATGAAAACCACTTTTAAAGTGAGTTTCAAACGCGAACTCAATAACAGGTGTAATTTCATATTCAGAAACGTCACCTGAAGCCTTGGTTATTTTAAGTTTAATCATTTCAGTCCTTTGTTATGACCAAGTACCAGTGGTTGCGTACGCTGTTTTGCTATTGCATGTAAACGTTAAATCTACCATGCCTATATCAGCGACAGCACCATTAATATCGGTAAAGTTGTCAATTAAAATCGTACCACTGTATAACGGGTTGGTTGCGGACACCGCGCTGGCAGTATCTTGAATTGCTTGAAAAGCAACTGTTGTACCAAAAGCGGCTTGTAGTGTAGCTCTTACTGAACCTGCGCCTGAAGCTAGATCATCGTTTAGAAATGATACGGTTATTGTATCAGCTGCTAACCCAGTAGTGTATTTGTGTGCGGTGTCGCCCATCGCAGAAATTTCTATCTGGTCTAGAACGCGGTTAAGGGTAAAAGCTGTTACGTGGTCAGACAAGTTAACAGAGTTAACTTTAAATCCAACCTTGTTATTTAAAAACGTTGCCATGAATTATTCCTCGTCTTTCTTGGTGATTGTTGGTTTTGGCTTGTCTTGTGTTGCTATTTGACCGATCTTTTTAAGAAAGGCAATGTCCTCATCTGTAAGTGTCATTGTTTAACTCCAAGTTGTTAGTGTGCTTATATTAATTGTGGAAACCATCATCTCTTGAGCTTCCTGCAATACCGACGGCGCAGATACGCTTTCAACGTTAAATTTAATGTTTGACGCAACAAGTTTTAAAAATACTGCGCTAACCATGTTTTCTAACGCAATCAATGAAGCTTGATTGTCTAGCATTGGAACAATGCAAGTTATTGTAAAGTTTGCTTTTGCCCCAACATTATATTGATTGTTGTTTGGCTCAAGCATTGGGTCGGCATACCTGAGAACAACGCTATTGGCGGTGGGTGTGGCTGGCACATAAGAGAACGTGTCCCACACCCCCGCATTACTTAGCGCGGACGCAATGGAAGCTCTGAGAGTTGTAACGGCAACTGTCATTAGCCTATTAGTCCATTGGGAGCTAAGTGGTTCGCAATTAAGCCTCTAACTTTTGCAATCAATGTTGAACCCATTTTAAAGGGTGATGGTTGAAAATTAGGGTCTAGTGCGCCGCCATTAGCAGCTTGTTTGGCTTGCCAGATTTCAGTCGCCACCATAAGGGTAGCCAAATTTATTTCGGGAACTGTTGCATAATCTGTGCCATGAAACGACCCTGTTGCAACTCCGTAAGGTCTAACTAAATGATTTGTTTGATCTGCGCCTGAAGCAACCGTAAAAGAAAAAGTATAAATTGTAGATTCGGTTATTGTACGAGTTCCGTTAAACACCGCGCCTGAATCTGAAATTACTAGGCTTTGACCAACAACAAAACCATGAGGTTCAACTGTTGTAACAGTTGCCTTTAAGCTGTTTAATTCTGTTGCAGCAATGTAAGCTTTATTAAACCACAAATAGCTTTTAATTACGTTTTCGGCAGCCTGACAGACTTCCTCAACCGTTGCTGACGAATACAAATTTCCTAATTGTAAATTTGCTCGGAGTTCGGCTTCAGTAACGTATGTCGCTGGCAAAATATTTTCCTTTCTTAAAAGTTAAGGGGCGAAGGCTTCCAACGCCCCTTAACAGGTGATTCCTATGAAGGAAAGTTTATGCAACCATCCACTTGTAAGCTCCAGCAGCAACTTTAGTTGCAATTGCGCCGTAACCATAATAAGAAACTTCAATTTGACCAGTTGAAATCAAATTAGTTTCCAAGCGATATTTGCTTGACTCATACCATGTGTAAGATGTTGGATTTAGAACGATAATTGAGTTATCGCCTGTTCCAGATAATGCGCGAGAAACGCGAAGGTTTAAACCACCAATGTTTCCGCGAACGTTAGTTGGTGTTAGATTTCCTGAAGCGTTTTGAGGATTGATAGTTTGTACAAATACTGCACGATTTGAACCATCAACTAATCCCATCAATGCGCCCCATTGTTCTGGAGAAACAACAACGTTTTCAGCAAAACCTAGAGTTCCAGAATAAATTGAAACTGCTGCATCTGAAATAAAGTCTTGGATATTAGCGGCGGTAAGTGTACGGTTTCCGCCATCTGTTCCATTTGTAATAATTGCGCTGCCAACAGCTGTATCAGTTGCCTTTGCATAAGCAAATTCCATTTGACGTACAAGCTCAGCAAAAAACGCTGGAGATGACCTGTCAAGTAGCTCTACTGAAAATTTCTGGCTGCCCGCGTACTTGCCAACATTTACTGACAAGAAGGAAATGTTTTGATCTTGCTCAGATGGTGCTGCGCCTTCTGCTGTTAATGCAACAGATGGTACTTGAGTAAGTTTTGGAATTTCAAAAGTCATACCAGCGTCAGGAAGTGCGGCTGAACTAATGCTATCAATAAACGGTCTATCTGCGTTTGATAATGGATTAATTACTTCAGTCAATTGACGTGTAGGAATTAAACCTGAGTTGTCAGTTGTGTCTGCTGCTGCACGAACGTATTGGCGTGCCTCATCATCATTTAAATATTGTGCGCGAAGTGAATTCTCTAGGAATTTTTCCTTTGTGAACTCAAGGCGTGGCTTTGTGTAAATAGGTGCTGCGACTGTTGGACGAGAAGCTTCAACCGCTGGGGTTTCTACTACCTCGGTCGCAACAGTTTCAGTAGTTGTGTTTTCCACAATTTCCTCTTTTTCTGTTTTGGTTTCGGTTGAAACTGCCTCTGTATTTTCAGACGCAG